GAGATTCTGTGGTGCGTTCTATCCATGTTTCTTTTGCCACTCCAGGTCCGAGATAGGTTTCACTGAACTGGAATGGAGCACCCTGTGTCATGATACTATAATTTGAATCCTGAGTTGGACGCCCAGGAATGTTAATATTAGTTCCAGTCACAGTGTATGATGTGCCAGTTGTATATTCAACTTGACGAATCGTTTCTATGATTTTAGTTGTTGATTCTGTGGTTGCCGTAATCGTACCTCTAGTAAAATTAGGCACAACACTTTCAGCATAAGCAGGAGTACAAATGACTCCCGCTGCTAAAAGCAGAGCGGGAGTTAAGTGTCTCATTTGAATACGCTTAATTCAACTGTTCTTTGACCTGTTGCAGTAGTACCAGGACCACCAGCAGTTACAGTAGGAACACCAGTAGGTGATAATGTACCAGCGAGAGAACCTTTGTCTCCTGCTAACTGAGTAACACTATCCCCATAAAGGTTGGGAGCAGCAATTGCTCCAGCACTAACCGACTGAGTGGTGACAGGGGTATCAGCAGCATTGAAACTTTCTGAGAAAGTAAATGCCTGACCTGCTGTATTGATATCATAAGTTCCAGCACCACCTACACCCCCAAAGGATGTGGATTGAATATTTGTACCCGATGCTGAATATGAAGCACCGATTCTTGTTGTTTGTACCGCAGCACCCTGAACTGATAATTGAACGGAATCAGTAATTTTTGATGTGATTTCAGATGCACTTACAGGAGTAACTAAGAATAACGAAAAGATAAAAGCTAATCTTTTCATTTTCTTATTGTGAATGAACACTGCAAGTATTTATGGTAACTTTTTTTAGAAACCGAACCTCTTGACAAATCCTAAATAAAAACTTAATATGGGGAATCCCTTTGCAGGGATTACATCATGAGTCCTTGATGTGAAATTAGAGCCGTGGAAAGTGCCCTTTGAGAAAAGGGTGTACCCCCTTTCTATACGGATGTAGAGTTCAATCAATTTTAATGCAATCTATCTTTACAGTAGCCCTGCCTCTCTTGGCAACGGTTACAACCAGTACGGCAACACTGCCATTCGTCAACTATAAGATGCAAGGTCCTCCTCCTCCATTGGAAGAGGTATCTAAAATGAATCTTGTAGATGAAAAGAAGACAGCAATCCGCGAGGTTGCTCCCGAAAAGCCAAAAGAAAAAAGGCTAATTTGTAAAGGGTGTAATGAACATGAAAATGTTGCCCTGGCATACTTCCAGGATCGTGGCATTAAAGACAGAAACGCCCTTGCTACCATCATGGGCAATATTCGTCAGGAATCAACTTTTATTCCTAACATTTGCGAAGGTGGTAGCAGAACCAGTTGGAGTAACTGCGGACGTGGTTACGGACTGATTCAATGGACATCTGCCAATCGTTATTATGGATTGGGTGATTTTGCTAAGAAGTATGGTGGTTCGCCATCAGAACTTCACACGCAACTTCGTTATCTAACGACTGAGGTTCAATGGCAACGTATTGAAGACCGAATGAAAACTCCTGGTAAGTCTATCAATCGTTACATGGACTATGCGTATAGTTGGATTGGTTGGGGGCATCATGGTGCCCGCACTTCGTATGCACATGATTATGCTAACCGACTGATCACGGTAGAAGTTTGATATATAAGGGGAGGTTGGATGATCTCCCCTTTCTTAATGTATTAGTGATGAAAAATTACCATAGTATTTTTGACGCCGAAATTTTTCCTAGTTTTATTCGTTCTTGTACTCCGAGTGTTGATCTAGAATCTATTAAAAACGAGTGTTATCAAATCAGAGAAGATTTTGAATGTATAGATACTTCAAATCGTAATGGATACCATTCTCCAAGTTTTACTACAAACAATAAGAATGAGTTTGTAGAGTACAGGCAACTGACAAATATTATTGATATTGCCGAAAGTTTTTCAGTTAATACTCTTGAATCTAAAAATTTAAATTCATATATAAGTGAACTTTCTTTTTGGGTAAACATTAATAAGTCTTATAATTATAATGTAATACACTCTCACGGACGTGCAGATCTGATTGGAATTTATTATGTTTCTGTGCCAGAAAACTCTGGTAACTTTGTAATTTTGAGAAATGATGGATCACAGTATTGCAATCTTTATGATGGTAGATCTGATTTATTAGAAGTTAATCTTGAACCAAAAGAAGGAAGATTGTATTTAATGCCAGGACACTTATGGCATTATGTTGAAGCAAATGAAAGTTCTTCAAATAGAATTTCTATTTCATTCAATGTTTATCTTCGGTGAGGGTTGACAGAATTTTCTGGGTGTTCTATAATACTCTATAGGCAGCGGGGGTCCAAACTCCGTGTAAGACCTGCCCCTCCTATGCCTCTCAACGATGCACAAACCAGGAGGTCTCTTGGGCTAGTAACTCAGTGGAATAGAGTAACGCTCTTCTAAAGCGTGAGTCGTAGGTTCGAATCCTACCTAGCCCGTTGCTACTTGCGCTGGAAAGATAAACCAGAATGCCGTAGCAAGATAGAGGGTAAGCCTCTGTTATATCCTTATGAGGTATATCACGCTTACTCCATCATTCCCATCGACCGAGCAAGCGAACGGGCCCGACTGTTAATCGGAGATTGGTAGGGGCAGTACCTACGATGGGAGCTTGTAACTATCATAAATAGTTACAAAATAAAAAAACATACTATGAAAACCTGCTCTAAATGTGGTATAGAAAAACCATTAATAGAATACCATTCTGCTGGTATTATAGATGGTAAAAAATATATTCGTGGAGAGTGTAAGGTTTGCCAGAGAAAAGTTGTTAAGAAAAGAGTAAAAAATATCAAGGAACAATATGTTACTTGGAAAAAAACTCTTAAATGTAATCGTTGTGGATTTGATGACCATCGTGCTCTTCAATTTCATCATCAAGACGAAAAAGAACATAACATAGCAGATATGTTTCGTGGTGGATTTTCTCTAGAAAATATAAAAAAAGAAGCAGAAAAGTGTGAAGTTCTTTGCGCTAACTGCCATCAAATACACCATTCTAGCCTCTAAAGCATTAAGTGGCGATGTACCGCTCTTGTAAAGCGGAGAGGACGGTTCAATTCCGTCTGGGGGCTCTTGACATAATACTCATTATGTCTTATACTTTCTTTTGTGTGAAGGAAGTGTGCTGAGAGTGAAGCCAAAAGTAAGGCACCCCGACAAGGGATACAGTAGAAGGATGCAAAACCTTCCACTCTCACATTGCGGAGTTAGTTCAGTGGTAGAACGCTATCCTTCCAAGTTAGATGTCGTCGGTTCGAATCCGATACTCCGCTTATAAAAACCAAAAGCTTGACTGATCCCAAAGAAAATGTTAAGATGAACTCCTGATTTACCCGTGCCGCAACTATTTGCACGGAAACTCAGTATGTCCTTTAGTACTAAAAAACAAACTTTTATGAAACTCAAACAACTGATGCTTGCACCTGTTGCTCTGGGAATGGTTGCACCTGTTGCTGCAAATGCTGCAGACCTCAATATGGCAGCAGTCAACCAATATGCCACATCTGAGCAGGTTACAAGTGTCACCCAACTTTCTGATGTGCAACCCACTGATTGGGCATATCAGGCACTTAGCAACCTCGTAGAGCGTTATGGTTGCGTTGCTGGTTATCCTAACGGCACTTTTGCTGGTGGTAAGGCAATGACCCGTTATGAAGCAGCAGCACTTCTGAATGCCTGTCTTGATCGTGTAACTGAAGTTACTGATGAACTCAAGCGTCTTGCTAATGAATTCTCTGATGAACTTCAAGTCATTCGTGGTAAGGTTGCAAGTCTGGAAACCAAAGTTGGTGCTCTCGAAGCAACACAATTCTCTACTACAACCAAACTGAAAGGTGAAGCATCTTTCATTCTTGGTGGTGTAAATAATGCTTGGACTCCTGGTAAAACTGCGAGCACAAATGTTGGTAACACCGCATTCAACTACGATCTTCGTATTAACCTGGATACTTCGTTCACTGGTAAAGATCTTCTGCGTACCCGTCTGCGTTCTGGTAACTTCTCCAGTCAACCTTTTGGTTCCAGTTCTTCACTCTTTAAACTGGACAAAGCAGAAGGCACTTCTGATGCAGTCAAGATTGACCGCCTCTACTACAGTTTCCCTGCACTTGCCAAAGGTGTGACTCTGACTGCTGGTGCTCTGGTTCGTAACACTGAAATGACTTGGATTCCTAGTGCATACAAGTCTGATGTTCTGGACTTCTTCCAACTTGCTGGTGCTCCTGGTGTATATAACAAGGCAACTGGTGCTGGTTTCGGTGCTCAGTGGTCACAAGGTAAGAAAGGTTTCGTTGCTGGTCTGAACTATGTTGCCCAGAGTGGTGCTGATTCGACCAAAGGTGAATTCAACGAAAAAGGTGCTCTGAATACTCTTGCTCAGATTGGTTACCGTGCTCCTAACTACGGTGTTGCTTTTGGTTACCGTTATGGTACTGAAGGCACTCGTGTCCGCACCTTCAATGGTGTTCTGGGTAGTTCTGGTTCTCTTGCTCCTGGACAAACCTCTAATGGTTATGCTCTGAGTGCTTACTGGCAACCTTCCAAGTCTGGTATCATTCCTTCTGTGAGTGGTGGTTATGGTTGGAACACTGTAAGTCTGAATGCTGAGGGTGCAGCAACTCCTACTGGTGCTACTGACTCCCAGACTTGGTATGCAGGTCTCCAATGGTCTGATGTATTTGCCAAGGGTAATTCCGCTGGTTTCGCTATCGGTCAACCTGGAAATGCAGAAGGTCTTGAAAAGGATGCAACAATGTGGGAACTGTTCTATAAGTATCGTGTAAGCGATAATATTACTGTTACTCCCGCAGTATTCTATGTGTCCAACAATCAAGCACTTGCAGACACTTCTTCTAACTATGGTGGTGTGATTCAAACGACTTTCCGTTTCTGATAAACAACTCATAATATGAGTGAAGGCACTCCTTCTGGGGTGCTTTTTTATGAAAACAAAATCTTAACCAAATCTTAGTGGACTTTCTTTTTTCTTTCCACTAGAATTATCTTGTAGTTATTCACTTTTTATGAAACTCAAAAACTTTATTGCTGTTGGTCTGATCGCTGCTCCTGTTGCTGCAGTTGCTGGACCTGCTTTGAATGGTGCTGGTGCTACCTTCCCTGCACCAATTTATCAACGATGGTTCCAAGATTATGCACGAACTTCTGGGAGTAGGGTTAATTATCAGTCCGTTGGTTCTGGTGCTGGTGTTCGTCAATTCATTGCGGCAAACTGAAACTGACTCAAAAGCAAACTGTTGATATTTTCTCTGGTCGCATTAAAGATTGGAATCAAGTTGGTTGCGCTGCTGGACCTATGAATGTTGTTCATCGTTCTGATGGTTCTGGTACTACCTTTGCCTTCACTAACTCTTTGGATGCTTTTGGTGGTTGGAAACCTGGTGTGGGTAAGGCAATTAAGTGGCCTGTTGGTGTAGGTGCAAAAGGAAACGAAGGTGTTTCTGGAACTATCAAAAACACTCCTGGTGCGATTGGTTATGTGAATACTGGTTTTGTTCGCCCTAACAAACTTCAAGCAGCAGTTCTTCAAAACAAAGCAGGTAAGTTTGTCGGACCTTCTGCTGTGACTGGTGCGGCCGCTCTGAATGGTATTACTCTGGATGCTAATCTTGCAGGAGAAAATCCTAACCCATCTGGTACTAATGCATATCCTATTTCTACTCTGACTTGGATCCTTGCATATAAGACTGGAAATGGTGCCAAGACAAATGATATTCGTGCTGCTTTGAATTATGCACTGAGTTCTAATGCACAAATGATTGCTGATGATTTGGGTTATGTTCCCCTTTCGGGCAGTATTCTCAATAAAGCACGTATTGCTGTGAACAGAATCGGTAACTGATATACATATGGGGGTTGACAAAACCCCCCTTTTTAATGTATTATAGATAACGAGTTAGGAGTTTTATGTCTCTTATTTCCCAACGCGATAGAGAAGTTACTATAACTGTCTTTAATCATTATGTTAATTTTCTTTCAAGTGAAATCGAATTCTTTGAAAGGGAAAAAATGTTTGATGATACTGACTACCTAAACTATAAGTCAGAAATCACAGAAGTTTATGCACTTCTTAATTGGGTAAAACTGGAATATTTCAAGAATGAAAATTAATCTTTGGTATTGTAATGAAATGAATCAGTGGCGTTGGACCCTAACTGAAGATCATCGCCCAATCATTAAACAAGAATCGGGTCAAAGAGAAAATCTACGAGATGCTATGAATGACGTAGCAAATACGGTAGAATATATGATGAGTCAATATTGACTTTATTGGGCGATTGGCGCAGCGGTAGCGCAGCTGCTTTACACGCAGACGGTCATTGGTTCGAATCCGATATTGCCCACTTATAAATACTTCAAAAAAACAGAAGTATAATGGAAAAACTTTATAAATCACTCTCTGATACCCAAGCAAGTCTTTTTCTTCTGTTTCAAAAGACTTGGGTTTACCATTGGCATGTTGTAGGACCTGATTTTAAGCAGATTCACGATTTGTTTGGTGGGCAGTATACTGCTATTCAAGAAGAGGTTGATAGAATTTCTGAGCATATGCGATTTCTTCGTATTAAGCCAATTAGTTCTTTATCTAGAGTTGTAGAAGTATCTGGAGTTTCGGAAGCAAAATCTAATATTTCTGAAATGGAAATGATTAGTGATCTTCTTGAAGATCATAAAAAGATTGTTGAAATGCTTTCTTCTGCCGCAGTAGAAGCAGAAAACCAAAAGTCAAGAGGTACTATTAATCTTCTTGATGATTTAAATGAAGCACATGGTAAATTTATTTGGATGCTTCGCTCATTTACTGAAAAATAATTATCTTATAATACAATGGAAAATTTAAGAATCAGATGCCGCTCCTGTGGCAAAGAGTTAGAGGGGCATCCTACTAAAACTGTTTGCTGTGGTTGTCCAAATATGGCAACTATTCGTGGAGATAAGATTTCGGCACTTGACTTATCTAAGGTTGTTATGCTAAACTCTTATCATAACAAATCAAAATCTGGTGTTCTCTCAAACGAAGACCTTGCTTTTGGTCGAGGACACCGCCTTGAAAGCGGCTGGGTTTAAAAGCTTCGCAGGTTCGATTCCTGTTCTCTCCGTTACAAATATTACAAAATTTTAGATTTTTTTAATCTATATTTTTGTATCAACACAAACTTGACAGGGTGGAAATACTCACTAGCATAACTAGTAGTATTCAACTTTAACCCTATGGATCAGCGCACCTACGAGAATTGGGTGAAGATCAAGGAGACTTTTGAAGCCTCTGGGAACACCGATAATATGTTCTATAAGAGAGCAGTTGAAATAACCAAAACCCGAAAAGATCCCCTTGCAAAGTTTCTTGGAGATGAGAAATGATGGAACCTTTTGATGATGATTATGTAACTCGCACAGAAGTGCAGGAGATGATTGATGCTGCTATCAGAAGACACAACCGTAATGCTTCTATCATTAGTATGTGCGTCGGTTGGGTGGTTCTTGCTTTATTTGCTGAGGGACTTTTGAGACTTGTAGGTGTGATTCCACCACTACTTCCTTTTCTTAAAATTACATTAAACTAATGGTATCTTTAACAGAAAAAGATTTACAAGAATTGCAAAGAATAGTTTTACAACAGAAGATAGAAGAATTATTTGAAGAACCATCTACTTATGAGGACGAAGAAGATGAGTAACACAATTTTCAAAGCAATTTGTATTTTTAGTGTCATTTCAATTTTTATAAATTGGGGACTTCACAATGCCTATCCACAATAAAAAGTATCAGTTTGCTATGTCCTCTTTTGTGAGGATGCACGGACATAGTGTATCCCATAACCACGATATTAAACAGTTTTGTATAGAATGGTCTGAGTGGGGTGTAGATGCCCCTCTATCAGGTTTAAATGAAGTAGATCAATACTTCTACTATGAATATAAGAATTGGAGAGGAAGATGATTTTTCATATTGTGGAAACACTTGCAGCAAGCCCGATCTGGTTAGGACTTTGCGGAGCGGGCTTGACAATCGCTCCCATTATGGGTATAATGCTTATACACCGAAATAAATAACGGTACTTCGGAGTGTAGCGCAGAGGTAGCGCGTCTCATTTGGGATGAGAAAGTCGCAGGTTCGATCCCTGTCACTCCGATCGCCAGTTTCTTCACTGGCACACTTGACTAAACACTCAACAAACCTTATAATACTAAGGCAACAATTCAAAACAATGTCTCTGATTCAAAAATTCAAAAAGGATGTTAGCACTCTTCGCTCTGCTGCTAACGGGGAATTCTACCTTGATGTAAAGAGTCCGAAACTTTATAAAAAGGTCCGTCGCTTTTATGAAAATGAAGGTGTCGTGTTTTCGGGAGACCCCCTTGACGACTACGAAATGCTTATGGAGTATGTCGCCAGTGATCTTGAAGTAGTTGAAGCATGAGCAAGGTTCTCCTGGAACGTGAAGGATACCGCTTTGTTGAGACAGGTATTCTTGAGATAAACGGCAAACCCGATTATCGTATGCAAAAGCAAAACTACTATACCAAACGCTGGAACGATATCTATCTTTTTGATAACGTTCTTCAATGTTCTACCGCTATGGAAGACATTGAGTATGCTAAATGGTTGGATCCTGATAGAGTTCCTTGTTATGTAAGAGACGATGAAGAAGACACGGATGGTCTATAACAGCACTGGTCGGTGATGAATCCCCCTTATGTCTAAAACAAGTATCCTGAGATACATTGGCAACTTTCTCCTCTTACTTGGTTATCAAATCATGTTATGGGGAGATTTTAAAAACGGTTTGATCATTAAGTTTATTGGAGGACTACTCGGTATTCCTTTTGCTATCAAACTCAAACTCTGGGATGTGTTATTTCTAATCACATTCTTTGGTATTACCGAGATATCAAAGTTAACCCAACTTTTCTTGGTTTCGTAAAACCAAGTGGTGGAGTCAAAATGACCCTGTTATGAGTTTCCAATCTCTCTCAAGGATTGGTGGTGCGGATGGGACTCTCTCCCGCCTGGTTTCCAATTTCCAGTTAAAGAATTGGTGGCGTGCATGAAAGACCTAGTGGGAGAGTTGCATAAACTCTCCTTTTTTAGTATAATGATAAAAAGTATTTTCCTTTATGAAGGTTGCATTAATTACTGGCATTACAGGTCAAGATGGGTCGTATCTCGCAGAATTATTACTTGAAAAAGGTTATCAAGTTCATGGCATTGTCCGACGAGCATCCCTTATTAATACTCATCGTATTGACCACATCTATGATTCTATTAATCTCCATTACGGTGACCTTACTGATTCTACCAATCTTGTAAGAATTATTCAAAAAGTAAAACCCGATGAAATTTATAATCTTGGTGCTCAGAGTCATGTCAAAGTATCCTTTGAAATGCCTGAATACACTGCTGATGTCGATGGTGTGGGAACTCTTCGTATTCTTGAAGCGGTGCGTCTTTTGGGGATGGAAGATCGTGTCCGTATTTATCAAGCGTCTACAAGCGAACTTTATGGTCTTGTACAAGAAACTCCTCAACGTGAAACTACTCCTTTTTATCCCCGTTCTCCTTATGGGGTAGCAAAGATCTACGGTTATTGGATTACTAAGAACTTGTTGGATTACAAGATGTTTTGGAACTTGGTAATCTAAATGCAAAACGTGATTGGGGACACGCAAAAGACTTTGTAGAAGCAATGTGGTTGATGCTTCAACAAGATGAACCAGATGACTATGTAATCGCCACAGGTGTTCAATACTCTGTGCGTGAGTTTGTAGAAGAAGCAGCACCATATTTTGGTATGAAAATTGTATGGGAAGGTGAAGGACTAGATGAAGTTGGTATTGATAAGAATACTGGTAAAACGGTTATTCGAGTCAACCCTAAATATTTTCGACCTGCTGAAGTAGAGACTTTATTAGGTGATGCCACAAAGGCAAAGGAAAAACTAGGTTGGGAACCTAAGATTTCTTTTAAACAACTTGTTGAGGATATGTGCATTTATGGACAGTGATTCTAGAGTATTAGTTGCTGGTGCCAATGGAATGGTTGGATCTGCAATCGTAAGAAATCTTGAAAGTAAAGGATATACTAATATCATCAAGGGAACTCGTGATGATGTAGATTTTACCAATCAAGATGAAACGGAAAGGTACTTCTGTTCGGAAGAACCTGAATATGTTTTTGTTGCTGCTGCAAAAGTTGGTGGCATTATGGCAAACAATAATCATAAAGCAGAGTTTCTGACTGAAAACTTACAGATTCAAACCAATCTTATACAGCAGTCCTATAACTTTGGTGTGAAGAAACTACTGTTCCTTGGTTCTTCTTGCATCTATCCTAAGTTTGCAACTCAACCAATCACAGAAGATCAGTTGATGACTGGTCCTTTGGAACCAACGAATGATGCCTATGCGATTGCAAAGATCGCTGGCATTATGATGTGTCAAGCATATCGGCAACAGTATGGGTTCAATGCCATCTCTCTGATGCCTACGAATCTTTATGGTCCGAATGATAACTTTGATCTGGAAACCTCACACGTTCTTCCTGCAATGATTGCAAAGTTCCACGCTGCTTTGGATCATAGTAAGTATTGGGAAGTAAAACTCTGGGGTGATGGTTCTGCAATGCGCGAGTTTTTGCATGTTGATGATCTTGCTGAGGCGTGTTACGTTTGTATGCAAAAGTATGAAGATGCAGGACATATTAATGTTGGCACGGGTGAGGATGTTAGAATTTGGGAACTTGCAAATATTATTGCTGATGTTGTTGGTTATGATCGTGATATCAACTGGGATTTTACCAAACCAAATGGAACTCCCCGCAAGGTGATGAACGTGGATAGAATCAAAGCACTTGGATGGGAATCAAAAATTTCTCTTCGTGAAGGTATTGAATCAACTTATCAATGGTATAAAGAAAATGCTTGCAAATGATGATCTAGGAAATCTGGGTAGACTTGGAAACCAGATGTTTCAATATACTGCTCTGCGTGGTCTTGCTCAAAGACATGGATATGAGTATTGTTTACCACCAAGAGCAGTCGTAGCAACCAGAGATATTAATTGTGTAAACTCAGATATTACAATGTTTGAGTGCTTCAAGATTCCGGAAGCACCAAAGTATGTTACTAATTTTCCTAAGATTATGGAATCTGGTTTTGAGTTAGATGAAAACCTTTGGAATAACTGTCCAGATAACATTAGTCTATATGGTTATTTTCAGACTGAAAAATATTTCAAACATATTGAAAAGCAGATACGTGAGGCATTTACATTTGCTGATGAAATTCGGGAACCAACCGAGGAAGCATTTAAATCAAACTTTGGAGATACGGAAGTTATTGCAATTCATCTTCGTAGAGGTGATTATCTAAAATATCCTCATCATCCTGTTCAGTCATTGGAATATTATGTAGAAGGTCTGACACATATGCCAACTGATATTCCCGTGATGATTTTTTCTGATGGTATTGATTGGTGTAAAGAGCAAGAATTATTCCAAGGTGATCGTTTTATTTTTGCAGAAGGTAATAGTACAGGTGTCGATTTGTGTTTGATGTCTTTGTGCCAGTATCATATTATTGCTAATTCATCATTCTCTTGGTGGGGTGCTTGGTTGGCAAATAGTAAAAAGACAGTTTCTCCAAGTGTTTGGTTTGGTGGAGCAGATGCATCAAAGAATTTGAGTGACCTATATCTTCCTGAGTGGATTGTAATATGAAGGTTGCATTATTAATTTCTGGAAGATTAAAGTGTTATCAATCTTGTCTTCTCCCTCTACTACAAAATTCTAAGTATGAGGTTGATTTATTTTGCTCTATCAATGATATTGATTCTGAATATTATGACATTGCAAGGACAAATTTATCTACTTGGTTGAAGGGTTTATATATCAATCCATACACATTTCCAAAAAGATTTGAAGATATTTTTATAAACATCAACACAAATCTTTCAGAACCAAAACCATATAATCCAATGTCAATGTTTTTTAATGATAGAAATGCATTTGATATGGCGACTAAGTATGCTGATGCTAATGGGTTTGAATATGATGCTTATATTAAATATCGTTCTGATATTATAACTTCATCTCTACCAGAAATTAATATAACAGATTCTTACAAAATATTTTCTGTAATTCCTTGGTGCAATTATACTGCACCTATTGTTGTTCGTGAACCTCTTGGATATGGTAAGGATGTTCCTTGGGTTTCTGATGCTATTGTATATGGTAATAGAAATTCTATGCTTGCATACACTGAAACTTATAATTTTTGTATGGAGATGTTGGAGTTGTTTAAAGGTAGATATCCTTGTAATTTTGAACCATCTGTGACTCAGAATGTATATGATAAGGTTCTAAGAGTAGAATATTTTGATAAACCATATACTATCGATCCTTCCAGGCACCAATAAATACTAAAAAAAGTTTAGGTATGAAAGTCGTTATTCCAATGTCTGGTATGAGCAGTAGGTTTGCTGCTGCTGGGTATGATATTCCAAAATATCTTATTGAAGTAGATGGAAAGAAAGTCATAGAGCATATAGTCAACCTATATCCAGAAGATAGTGACTTTGTTTTTATTATTAATGATAAACATAAGAAAGAAACTGACATTATTGAAGTATTAGATAAACTCGTAGATAAGAAGGAAATAGTCACTATTCCTTGCCATAAAAAAGGTCCAGTATATTCTGTATCAGAGTTTGATCATTTAATTGATGATGATGAAGAGGTTATTGTCAATTATTGTGATTTTTCAATTTATTGGGATTATAGGCATTTTAGGGAATACTTGAATACTGTAGAGTGTGATGGGTGTGTAATTTGTTACACTGGATTTCATCCCCATATGTTAGGTAGTGATAACTACGCTTTCTGTCGTACTGATGATAGTGGACCAGATGAAAAAATATTAGAAGTTAGGGAGAAGCAACCATTTACAGATGATAAGATGTCTGAGTTTGCCTCTGCTGGTAATTACTATTTTAGAAAGGGTAGTTATGTTAAGAAATATTTTAAGCAGTTGATGGATGAAGATATCAATATTAATGGTGAATATTATGTAAGTTTAATTTATAATTTAATGGTAAGGGATGGGTTATATAATACTGTATATGGAATCCCCTACATGTTGCAGTGGGGAACTCCTTTTGATCTAGATGTTTATACTAGTTGGTCTAATTATTATCGCAAAGCACTAGAAGGTCAGAAAGAAGTACGACTTGAAAACTGCACTCTTGCTCTTCCAATGGCGGGTGCTGGTAGTAGATTTTCTAAGGAAGGATATACTGAACCAAAACCATTCATCAAAGTTAATGGTAAAAATATGGTTGAGCAGGCAGTTAGATGCCTCCCCAAAACTGACGAGATTATCTATGCTTGTTTGAAAGGGTATCAAGCACCAGGAGAAAATATTGTATGGATTGATGAAGTTCTTGAAGGGCAGGCATGTACAACCGAAAAGATTGTAAATCAATGTGATCCAGATAACTCTATTCTTATCTCTGCCTGCGATAATGGAGTTTTTTATGATGCAGATAAGTTTTTGGATTTGGTGAATGATGAAAATAATGATATAATTGTATGGACTTATCGTAACAACTATACAAGTCACTTACAACCAAATGCATATTCTTGGGTGAACTGTGATGGTGATGGTAATGTAACTCGTGTTGATGTGAAAAAGTTTATGGGAGAAAATCCTGTAAATGAATATGCTATCACTGGAACTATGTTTTTCAGAACAAAAGAAATTTTTTATCGTTCTCTTGAATCTCTTTACAAGAATAACACTAGGACAAATGGTGAATTTTATGTTGATAGTATGTTAAACGAAGCAATTCATTTGGGATATAAAGTCAAGAATTTTGAGATTGATAATTATATTTGTTGGGGGACACCTAACGATTTAAAAACTTACGAATATTGGCAAAGATTTTTCAATAAAGTTGATTGGCATCCTTATGAGTATACAAAAGACTATTTTACCAATTGAATACTGGAACTCTGGAAGAACAAGACTTATAAAAGAAAATGATGACAATGGCAGGGATATTGAAGTTGCATACTTCTTTTCCTGCCAATTTACTGGATTATCGAAGCACTATCCACAACCACTAATTTATTCTCATCAAACTCATAAATTAATTCTTCCAACAAAAGAGATGTTTATGTCTCTTGGGCGTGGTACAGTTTATGAAGAAACGATGGCGTATGAAGTGGATAATCCATTTCACTTTAAGAACTTTTGTTCGGTTCCTGTATTCTACTTTGTGTATAATATGGCGAACTATTATCACTTCATCTATGATACTCTACCCTACCTCTATTCATACTTCAATGAGAAAGAGATTCATCCAGATCTTAAACTTTTAGTAAGTCCACCAGAAGGCAAAGATGATTTATATCCTTTTGTTTGGGAATGTCTTGAACTCTTGGGAATAAGAAAGAAAGATGTTGTGTTTCTTAACCCAGATACCTTATACAATACTGTTGTAGTTGGATCTTCATTGACTCATAATGGACTTTCAAATACGCCACCACATGCAGGAGTATTTGATATTATTAATCGTATGAAGGGTGATTATCAAGGACCAGAAAAGATTTATATTTCACGTAGAACTTGGTTGCATAATAACTTTGAAAATATCGGTACAAACTACACCGAACGCCGCCGTTGTATAAATGAAGATGAAGTTGTAGAACTCTTTAAGTCTTATGGATATGAGGAGATCTTCTGTGAAAATATGACGATGAAAGAGAAGATCGGATTGTTTAACTCTGCAAAATATGTTGCTGGTCCTATCGGTGGTGGTATGTGTAACGTAATTTTTTCACCACCAGAAACAAAAGTCATTTCAATTAATAGTCCTTTATTCTTTGATATCAACACTCGATTTGAGTATTCTATGAGTCATACTCAACTTTATCATTTTAATGATACTGAGTTTGTTGAGAAGATTGAGGAGACCGTTGAAAGCGATGGGTCTCTTTCTATTTCTGGGGGTCTGAACTCGCCTTGGAGGGTAAATCTAAATACGTTAGCAACATTTCTTAAAGATGTCTGAAATACTAGAACTAGCAAGAGAAATCAGTGACTACACTATTTGTGGTGAGGGTAATGTCTCAGTAAGGGTAGATGAAAATACTTTTTTGATTAAGGCAAGTGGAACAAGTCTTCATACATTATCAGAAGAAGATTTGACCTTATGCAATACTAATGGAGCACAGATAGAACTTCTTCATAAAAAACCAAGTATCGAAACTTCTTTTCATGCTTGGATTATGAAGACTTTTCCGGAAGTAAATTTTATCGCTCACACGCATCCACCACATACAACTAAAATTTTGTGTTCTGAGCCATCGGTTCTTTATGATTTTGCTGAGCATAGATGGTTCCCCGATCAGATCGTGAGGAATGGTACAAAGTCTTGTGTTGTCCCTTATGCACCACCAGGAGAATCAATATTGAAGTTAGTGGAGAAGCATGTATCTAGATTTGTAGATCATGAAGGATTCTTTCCAAAGTTGATTCTACTTCAAAACCATGGTATAATCATTTATTGGCGCAAAACTTTTAGGTGGAGTTAAGTTCTTAACAGAACAAGAAGTTGCCGATGTTGATACTTGTCCCAATGAAAATTATCGGAGAAATATGTATCAATGAAAGTGATTTATGTTGACATTGATGAGACCATTTGTCATAGAGAAACATCTGTTGACTTTGGAACAACTCATGATTATACAAAAGCAAAACCTATTCTAGAAAACATAGAGAAAATTAATAAACTTTATGATGAAGGGAATACTATTGTTTATTGGACTGCTAGAGGAAGTAGAAAACAAAAAGACTGGACTGAACTTACTACTAGGCAGTTGAATGAGTGGGGGGCAAAGTACCACGAACTTTTAGTTAATAAACCTTTTTATGATTTGTTTATTGAAGATAAATCTTTGAGGATTGAAGAACTGTGATTATTATTTCTCATAGAGGAAACATTCGTGGTGCTGTTCCTGACAAAGAAAATCGTCCAAGTTATATTGATTGTGCAATTGGGAGCGGATTTCATGTTGAGATTGATGTTCGTTCAATCAATGGTGAACTTTGGTTGGGGCATGATTTTCCACAATATAAAGTAGACCATAATTGGTTGGATAAACGTAGACACTACTTATGGTTACACTGTAAAAATCTTGAAGCAGCAAAGGAGTGTTGGGCATATCATTCTTTTTGCCATAGTTCTGATAGTTTTGTTTATACATCAACTGGTATAATATGGTTGCACGATCTAACTCAAAAGATAGATCATACTACTATTATTCCTTTAATTAATAAAGAAGATATTGAAACTTTTATGCCAGGATATGAAAAACCCTTTGGAATATGCACTGATTATCCTGCACTTTTATGAAAACTTTGGTATTTGTAGTTTATGATGCGTTTGGAGATTGGATATCAACAAATGGAATGATTCGATATCTTTCGGAATTTTATGATGAAGTCTATCTAGTTCATGACACTCCTGTCGTTGTTCCTTTCACGACTCATATGTTTAGGGATAATTCTAAAATTATTCCAGTTGAGGGTGTTATTGATCCTGGATGTGAATGTGATGTGATTGATGTTAGAGTTGGGGAATTATATTCTAATCCAGGTAACAATGGTAAGTATTTCAATAAGATTAATAAGTTTGGGATAGAATCTTTCGTTTCTACTGATAATGCATCTTCTTTTTATACAGAAGTAGGTTTAGATCCAAATCTAAGAATATCTAAGTTTAATTATGAAAGAGACTTAGACATTGAGGATAATTTATACCAATCTCTTGATCTCCCATCAAATTATTCTGTGGTATGTGAGATGGAAGAAGAAATGATAGATAGAAAATATGTAAGTGGTGAAATAATTAATTTACATCGGTTAACTGATAATTTTTTGAATATTTCAAAAATTATTGAGAATGCTAATGAGATTCATTTAGTTGAAAATTCGATAGCGTTGTTTGTTTATCATATGCAAAGTATTAACAGAATGAAGGACGTGACTATCAATCTTCATGCATATGCTAGAAATGAACCACACCGCAGATGTGATGGACCTGAATGTAATAATAAATTTTTAAATATGTTAAAATGTCCTAAACTAGAAAATTGGAATTTTATTTGGAAATGAAATATAAAATTGAGGAAGCTGGTAAAGATTTTATCTACCATTGGTTTGTCTATATGGTAGGATCTTTAAAGCAAATTGATCTATCTACAAAAGTTAATGTCTGCTTCGATGCAGAAGATTATACTGCATATCAAAAAGAAACATTTGAAATTTTAAATGATCTTATTAATATTGTCCCCAATGGCGGTGAGTCTATTTTAATTCCTTCCATTAAACCAGTTAATATTTCAAACAATAGTGGTCAATTTCATGTTGATCCAACAACATATACATTTTTAAGAGATCTTTTTCTTTCTAGGGTCAGTGGATTTGACACTAGTGAGTATGAAAATATTTACATTTGTCGAAGCAAGTCTCATTTGTGTGAAGGTAACCGAAGAGATAATAATATTAAACGGAGGCATATCTTGAATGAGAATGAGTTAGTAGAAGACCTTCAAGAACTAGGATTTAAAGCAATCTACTTTGAAGATTATACAGTTTCTGAAAAAATTCAAATTTTTAATAATGCAAAGTGTGTAATAGCACCTCAAAGTGGTGGAATGGTATTTTCATTATTTGCTTCAAAGAACACTAATATTATTGAAATATACCCGCCAAATCCACATCAATATTGTGATCAATATATTGATATTTGTAGAGTGCTTGGGATTCCATTTAATAGATATACAGATGTTACAAAAATGGACCAGTATGATAATATGGTTATTTCCTCCAAAGAGTTTGTCAATTACTTACTAAAATAATGAAAGAAATTACATTAGCAATACCATTTTATAATACTTCTCAGTATTTTAAAGAAGCAGTTAATTATGCGTTGGACAATAATTTTGTAAAAGAAATCGTTGTTAATGATGATTGTTCCTCAGAAGAGGAATGGCAAAAACTTAATCAAGTGGTTGATGATCTTAATACTAGTAAAATTAAATTATTCAGAAACGAAGTAAATCTTGGCGGATTCAGAAACAAATATACTGCTGTTAAGAATTCTAGTTGTGACTGGATTTACCTTCTTGATAGTGACAATCATCCAACTGAAAACACTCTTAGTGTCATTCAGGGTATTGTAGATCCAATAGAAAATATTTGTTATTGTCCGGAAAAACTTCTACTTCATAATGCAGAAAACGGATACACTGATGAAGCACACTACAAATTTAAATATGATATTGTGGGTATTGAAGAAGCAAAAGATGGAATTATCAAAAGAACCAAGTGGTTTGATTGGTTTTTAAATACTGGTAATTATGTATTCAATCGTAATGCTTATCTCAAACTCATTGAAGAACCTTTTGAAAATAAACAAACAGAACTACTCCACGCAGATGTCTTAGCATTTTCTTACTTCTGGATAATGAATGGTGGTGAATTTAAAGTTGTTCCTGAATTTTATTATAATCATAGATTGAGAAGTGCTAGTTATTGGAATGCTTGTGGTTCCAACTCTTCTCTTTCTGCAGATCTTTATAAAACAAAAATCTTAGACTTATGATCAGAATTGTTGATACTCCACAACAGTGGTTGCCTAAAAATACATTTAGATATCCTCCTCATCAAGGTCTTAACCCTTTAATTGAGGAGAGAGCATTTTCTTACTTCACTACAATGGATATTGATAGTGATTACATCTATATTCCTATTCAATGGACTCAATATCATTGTAGTAGTAATTGGGGAAATGATACTGAAAAGATTGCAGAGATTCAAAACTGGGTCAATGAATTGCCAAGTAAGTATCCTGGTGAGAAGTTTTTTACCGTTGTTCAGTATGATGATGGAACACTAGTTTCCATTGATAACTGTAAAGTTTTTGCCTCTTCAAATTCTCCTAAGTCACCAAAAGCACCAACGCAAGAGTATATTCCCATTCCACTTCTTTCAGATCCTCATCCTGGTTCTCCAAAAGAAACAAGAATGAACAAAGTTGGGTTTGCAGGAAGGAATGATACTCACCCCATTCGTAAAGTAATGTGTGATAAGTTGCAAGGAATAGATGGGTATAAGTTTGCCGTAAATCTTTCTAATGGTCTTTCTGAGGCATTTAGAGATATTATATATGATTCTGTATTTGGACTTGCCCCAAGAGGGTATGGACCAACTTCATTCAGAATGTATGAAACTATGCAGATGGATGCTATTCCCATCTATATTAGTGATGTATTTTGGTTACCTTTTGCTGATGAGATTGATTGGAATAAGGCAGCAATCCTTATCGATGAAAATAGTATAGATACTATTCCAAGTATTGTTGATCATCTTTTGGAAACTGGTGAGTATGAAAATTATCTTGAATATGGTAGAATGGTCTATGATAAGTACTTGACTTGGGATGGAACCCTGAATCAAATCGCTAAAACAATTTCAAAATAAAATGCTAATAAGTTTTACCAACCTGCGAAGAAAATATAATATGAACATTAAAGGTGTTGTTCATATTGGTGCTCACTATGGTGAAGAAATTCAAGAGTATGTTGATAATGGTATTCAGAAGATAACTGTTTTTGAACCACTTTCTGAAAACTTTGACATTCTTTCTCAACGCCTTCAGAATGTAAACGCTGACATTCAGGGATATCAGGTTGCCCTTGGTAGTAAGAAAGGAACTGCTACGATGTATCTAAGTAGCAATGAAGCACAGAGTAGTTCTATTTTAAAACCAAAAGAACATCTGGAACATCATCCAGATGTGTCTTTTGATGGAACTGAAGAAGTTGAAGTTGATACTCTTGATACATTTGATATTGGAGAATCAAATTTCATCAATATTGATGTTCAGGGATATGAACTAGAAGTTTTTAGAGGAGGACAAAAAACTCTTCAACAAATTGATTATGTGTATTGTGAAGTCAATCGTGGGGAAATGTATGAAGGAATTCCTATGGTTGAAGAATTGGATGAGTTTTTAAGTGAGTATGGATTTGAAAGAGTCGAAACTCATTGGCCAGAAACTTGGTATAAGTGGGGTGATGCACTTTACATTAAAAATAAATGAAAATTTGTATTCTGACTATTGCAACAAACAAATACATTCAGTTTGTTGAAAGACTTCTTGATAATATCGAGGAGAATTTTCTTAATGGGCATGAAATTAATTGTCTACTTTTTACCGATCATGAAGTAGAAACATCTGATAATGTAAGAGTTTGTCAGATTGATCATGAACCTTGGCCGATGCCAACTTTGAAAAGGTATAATTACTTTATTAGGGAAAAAGATTTTATTTCTCAGTTTGATTATTGTTTCTACTTTGATGTTGATATGGGTTTGGTTGATAAGGTTGGTGATGAGGTTCTAAGTGATCTTGTTGCCACAATGCATCCTTATCAATCTTTTCATAAGAAAGAAGAAAGAACTTATGATAGAAATCCTAATTCTCTAGCATATGTTCCATATGGTGAAGAAGGTGAGAATTATTATGCTGGTGGTTTCAATGGTGGATCAACCAAGAGATTCCTTGAAATGGCGGAGGTTATTGCTGACCGCGTGAATCGAGATCTTGAAAATGGAGTTATTGCTCTTTGGCACGATGAATCTCAAATGAATCGATACCTGATCGATAATCCTCCTACCCTTAGTTTGACTCCTTCATATTGTTTTGCTGAGGAACAGATGAATAATCCTGAGTATCCTTATGAACCCAAAATCATTGCTTTAAAAAAGAATCATAATGAACTTAGATCTTAGAGAAATTCCTGCTGTTTATATGAATCTTGAACAGCACACTGAAAAAAATGAGAATATGCAAAAAATTCTCAAAGAGTGTGGGTTCAAGACTATCATTCGTGTTGAGGGTATTCCTCGCCCAGATTGCCCTGTTGCTGGATGCTCTGCTGCTCATTTTAAAGGGTTGCAAGAAATTGATCCTCCATTCGTTTTGTTTGAAGATGATTGTATGATCAAAAACTTTCGCCCTGAGATTGAAGTTCCCGATGATGCTGATGCAGTTTATCTTGGTATTTCATCCTGGGGTAGAATGAATGGGCATTCTGGACCTTATGTACAATACGAACATATCAAGGATGATCTGTATCGGACATATAATATGCTTGGTGGACATTCTATCTTGTATCTAACCGATGAATATGTTAGAATGTGCCAGAGGGTATGTCATCATGCTGGATATATCATTGAAGATTATCAAGATATTGGATTTGCTGAGATACAGCGTTGGTTCAATGTTTACGCATTTGATGATCCATTCTTCTATCAAACAAGTGGATATCACGGTACTGTGAATCCTTTGACAAGCTATCCTACTGAGGAGTGCTTTAATTATAATAAGAATTACTTTTTACCTGAGAGAGTTGTATGACTAAATCACTAGTTACTGGTGGTGCTGGATTTATTGGTTCAAACCTTGTAGACCGTTTACTTGAAATGGGTCACGAGGTTGTTGTGATTGATAACGAGTATTCTGATGCCCACGATCAATTTTATTGGAATGATAAGGCACAAAACTATAAGTACGATATCCGTGACTATGAAAACACACGTCCACTCTATGATGGAGTAGATTATGTGTTTCATATTGCAGCAGAGGCACGGATTCAACCTGCTATCGAAAACCCAATTGAAGCAGTCAGTATTAACTCCGTTGGTACTGTGACAGTTCTTCAATGTGCTCGTGAAGCTGGCGTAAAGCGTGTGATGTATTCTTCCACATCTTCTGGATATGGACTGAATCAAACTCCGAATATTGAAACGCAACCTGATGATTGTCTGAATCCATATTCAGTTTCTAAGGTAAATGGTGAGAAACTGTGTAAGATGTACACGGATTTGTTTGGTCTCCAAACTGTGTGCTTCCGTTATTTCAACGTTTATGGTGAGCGTCAACCTCTGCGTGGACAGTATGCTCCCGTGATTGGTATTTTTATGCGTCAGAGGGCAGCAGGAGAACCTCTAACAATCGTTGGTGATGGAAATCAACGTCGTGACTTTACTTACGTTGGTGATGTTGTGAAGGCAAATATTATGGCAGCAATTTCAAACCCAGATCCAGAAGCATTTGGACAGGTATATAATGTTGGAACTGGAAACAACTATTCGATCAATCAGATTGCAAGAATGTTTGATCATGAAACATTAAATATTGCCCCTCGTCCTGGTGAAGCGAGAGTGAGTCTTGCAAACAATCAAAAACTTCGTAAGACTTTTGGTTGGGAACCGTCAATGAAACTTGAAGATTGGCTTTCTGCACAACTATGATTCATATTTTTACCTCTGTTGTTAACCGACCTGATTTTGTTGAACTTCAACAAAGACTTTTTAAAAAGTTTTTGAAGAATGAATATCAGTTTCATATTGTAGATGATTCGATTATTGAATCTACTGAATCTGAATTTCAGTCTGTTTGTTTTGAAAATGGGTTGAAGTATTATAAAAAACCTCCGAGGGCATCTGCTATGAATCCTGCACAAGCATGTGCAGATACTGTTCAGTGGACTTATAATAATATTATTCGTAAGAATCATAATGAAGATGTTGTATTCTTCCTAGACTCTGATATGTTTCTTATTGATGAGTTTAATATTGTTGAGTATATGGAAGATGCTATTATTGCTGGTCTTCCGCAGGTAAGAGGGCACGTTACCTATATGTGGAATGGTATTATGTTCTTTAATATGCCTAAGATTGAAGATAAGAATATTGACTTTTCTGATGGTATTGTTGAAGGTCATATGACAGATGTTGGTGGTATGACCTACTGGTATTTCAAAAAAACTGGAATCAAAATGAAGGAAACTGATGTTCAGTATCCAACTCATTATAATGATATTGATTTACAGAAAGATGCTGGTGGGTATAATATGGAACTCCATTTGGATGGAAAGTTTTTACACTATCGCGCAGCAACTAACTGGCATTCAAATTGGAGAGGATTAGATGATCCTCTTGTTGGAAAAACCAAAGTATTTAAACAAATTATAGAAAGCGTTCTTTCTGAATAATGGACAAAAACAAATCAGCATATAAACTTAAAAATCTTCCACCAATTTACTACATCAATCTGGATGAAAAACCAGATAGGGCAAAGTTTATGGAAGACCAATTTAAGTATTGGGAAATTGAAAACTATGAACGAATTTCTGCTTATGATGGTAGAGATGACAAAGATCTTGGTGACATTCTGAAAGGACGTTACCCAGATATGATGTCATCTGGTGAAGTTGGATGTGTAACTTCACATCTAAAAGCAATGAAGCATTGGTTGGAAACCTCTGATGCTCCTTGTGCATTAATGATGGAAGATGATTGTGATATTAGTACAGTTGCACATTGGGGATTTTCTTGGAAAGATTTCTATGCAAAAATCCCTTATGATTATGATGTAATCCAATTGGCAATCATTAATCCTGCATCTGTTCATGTTCAGATGCATAAAAGATTTGTAAATGATTTTTCAACTGCCTGTTATATGATTACTAGGCACCACGCTGAAAAGTTAATTCGTCTTCATTGTCGTGGTGATAAGTATAAACTCGATCAAGGAGTCAAACCTCGTGCTGTGGCAGATGATTTGATCTATAACTCTGGAAATACTTTTGCTATCCCACTGTTCTTGTATAAGATTGATTTGGGATCTGATATTCATGACATTCACGTAGATGTATTTCATCGTAGCAGTCATGATGGTCTGTGGCAGTTTTGGAGAAATGAGTCTGCAAATATTTCAGACTGGAATCAATTTTTTGACTATAATCCTTATCTTGGTAGACTTCCTCCTGGAGTTGAGGATAAACAGTAAGCATTTATACTTAAAAATGTTATGATATCCGAACAAAGGGGTGCTTGACACCCCTTTATTTTTGCTATATAATTGTGTAACAATTCTTAACGAATTTACAATGACTGTAACAACTAATGAGTACGGGCAACAAAATATGTTTGCCAAAGAACCCGTTATGTACTATGAGAACTATGGGATGATGACTCCCAACGAAATTAAGGAGCGCACAAATGGACGCTGGGCTATGGTCGGCATTGTTGCTGGGGTCATTTCTTATGCTCTCACTGGCAACTTCTTCTTCGGGATCTTCTAAGGGTTGACAATGACTTCAATCTTCTTTACAATGACATCCGTTGCCTTCTTCGTTTTGTTGGCAGCATCCGTAGAAAAACTTTGTGAGACTTACTAATGACCGTCTATAACGTTACGCTCCAAACCCCCGATGGCACTGAGACTACTATCCAGTGTCCTGATGATCAATACATTCTTGAAGCAGCAGAAGAGGCAGGTGTAGACCTTCCTTCATCGTGTAAAGCAGGCGCTTGTTCTGCTTGTGCTGGTAAACTGATTAGTGGCACGGTAGATAATGAGGAGCAATCGTTCCTAGATGATGATC